AAATGACACCATCGACAAAAAACGTGTAGTGTTAAAAGATAAAATGTCGGCATTAATTCTGCCTGTCGTTTTATCTTCAATTCCAAACGAAGTAAACGAAACGTTTATCAAATTTCCAAACTATTTTCAAACAGCCAAACAAGTTAATGCAGTTTTAAATGGTGGTGGGTCTGAAAACGTTGAATTATCTGTCAGATTCCCTTCAACAAACGGATGGTGTCCGGCAATTGAAACACCAAAAGAAATTTATTCAGAGATTTTGAAATTAAGCAATCAAAGATCAAAGTTGCGTGAAAAGTCAGATCAGATAAAAAATAATATTTACGAAACACTTGTTTCACTCGCTACATATAAAAAGATTAAAGAACAATTTCCAGAAGCGTATAAATATATACCTACTGAATGGTTATCAGAGTCTTTTACTACTCTCGCATTACCAATTGAAGAATTGACCAAGGAGCTTGAAAAATATAAATAGTCATGAACCAAAAACCACGAAACGTCCTTATTCTCAAAGGCAACGGACACCCACTTAAAGCCGTAAAATTAGGTCGCAATGAATTATGTTCCTGCGGTAGCGGGCTTAAGAATAAAAAGTGCTGCAATAAAGGAACTCAATACTATAAAACAAAATAATTATGGAAACAAATTGTGATGCATTTAAATATCGTAAATCAACCCATTTGGCGGCTGTCGATATTCGAGAAATTATTAGGGATAAAGGCTCATGCGAGCTCACCATTAAATTAGCTTATTACGAAAAAGGAGTTAGTGTAAACGGTAAAAAACAAGACGGATATTTTATCCGATTTGAAGAACCACTAAAAGAATTTATGCCAAATTCAGGTAATCGTAAAATCATAGCGAACATCGTTAAGGAGAAATTAAATATCCCGCTTACCGAAGCTATGATAATCAGTACATGGACAGGATTAAAAATTAAATTACTTTTTGACCCAAATAGAACCTTTGCGGGCGAAGTAACAGGTGGTATTTTAGTAGATAGGACTTATCAGGAAGCACCTAAAAAGACATTAGAAGAAGCATTAGATGCTTTTAGTAAAGTGAGTAGCCGAGAAACATTCGTGTTGGCAATGACTGACTTTAAAGAGTTTATGCAGAATGAAAAAGTATTGACAGAATGTAAAGAACTAGCAGTTAAATATCCTAATACAGAGAAGAAATGAAAATATACAAAGAATTACAACAGGGCTCTACCCCTTGGTTAGAAATTAAACACGCAAAAGTAGGCGGATCAAGACTTGCCAAAATAATGACAAAGTTAGACAAATCAGTCCGTGAATGTTCTGAATATTATGCTATACTTGCCGAACACATGGAAGATTTTGACCCATTTGAAGTTAATTTTCAGAGTGTAGCTATGGCTCGTGGTAATGAATTTGAACCATTAGCCCGAAAAGAATACGAGAGGATATACGGAGTAACAGTTGAGCAGTACGGCTGGATTCAAAGCGATGAAATCAAGATAGCTGGTATATCTCCTGATGGTCATATTCCTTCACTTGAAAAAGCAATCGAAATTAAGTGCCCATCGGATAATACTCATGTAATGTATATGCTTAATCCTGCTGCATTTTTAGAGGAGTATTGTTGGCAAATTGTTCATAACTTCTTAGTAATTGGAGTTAATTCAGTAGACGGTATTTCTTATCGACCGGAGAATAAAATAAAGCCAATGCTTGTTATTCCAACCACAAAAGACACTTTGATTCAAATATCAAAAAAAGAATGCTATCCAATATCATATTTGGTCGAGTTAGCTACTAAAAGACTAAATGAATTAGAGATGTGTATCAAGGAGGATTTAGATAAATTGAGTAAGGAAAATGAATTTTAATAGTAAAGACAATGGAATATACAGAAGGATATAAAGCAAATTGTGATAAGTGCGCAAATTATGGAAAGTCCTATATATGTATAAGATGCGCAATTTACAGATAAATAAATAAAAACAATTTAAAAACAAATCAAAAATGAAAATCTCAGGTATAATTACAGTAGTCCTTCCATTACAAGAAGGAACAAATGCAACAGGAACTGCATGGAGTAAACAAACAGCAGTAGTAGAAGAATCAGAAGGTCAATATCCTCAAAGTTTGGCATTCGACATGTTCAAAGACAAAATCGTTCCATTGACAGTCGGTCAACAGGTAGAAGTTTACTTTGATACAAAGGCAAGAGAGTATCAAGGTAAGTATTTTAATAATGTGAATGCATGGAAAGTTACGGTGGTAGGATCTGTTACTCCACAAGCACCAACTGCTACTCCACAAGCACCAACACCACCCGAAGAATCTGATCTCCCTTTTTAACATTCATTAACTATGTACTACGAAATTAAAACCCAATATAATAAACTTGGGGAAGATGGTCAGCCTAAAAAAGTAACTGAATCTTTTTTAGTTGACGCTTTGAGCTGCACAGAAGCTGAAGCAATTGGAATAACAGAAGTTCAACCTTTCAGTACTGATAGCTTTAAAGTTTGCAATATACGTGAAACAAAAATCGCTGAATTATTTCAACGAGACGTAGAAGGTAAATGGTATGCATGTAGATTATACGCTTTATCAATAGACGAAAAAGGAAATGAAAAGAAGTTTCCGGTTTTGATATACGTTAAGGCTACAGAAGTAAAGGATGCGGAAAATTTTGTTATGACGCAACTTAAAAAGTCTGTTCAGGAATGGATAATAGTATCTGTGACTGAAACTAAGATTATTGATGTATTTACTGAATAAATTAATCAATCCCCGAATCGTAATGGTTCGGGGTAAATTTAAACCCCATGAAACTAAGCCCGCAATCTATAGCCAAACTTCTCGATCTTGACATTGACCATATAATTTATAAAATTACAGGCAAGCAGGCAACATCTACCGATTGGAAATCAAGAACAAAAGAACGTGCAAGTATCAGAAGGCAATACAAGAAAGAGTTATATGATATTGAATCGTTACCACGTTTTGAAAATTCAGATGCAATTTCATATCAAAAAGTATGTATTCTCCGTGAGTTAATTGAGCAATGCAATCACTACCCTATTGCTGTAATGACTAAGATAGTTAAATGCAAACCTTGTGTTGAAAAGATTAATTTTGTTGGTGATTATCTTTATTATGATATGATACTATCAGAATCAAATCAGATTCTAATTAAAAAGAAACTTGCTGAATGTCATTTAGAAACGATTGGTAATGATAAAATTTATGAAGAATGGCAAAATCAATCGGAATAACCTACTGCAAATTCTGTCCTAACGGCGGAGAAATAAAAAACTTTCTCGTTGAATGTAAGGTTGATGGAAGTTGGAATCATAGTATTGTTAATTGTAGAAAAATAGTAGCAAACATCAAATAATTTTACTATCTTTGTGCTTACATAATTGCGGTTCAACTTAAAGCAATTAAGACTTATAAGCCCCCTTTCTTTGATCTGAACGTTGAACCTCAGTGACTAAGTTTGAGGGCTATTTTTATCTGTAAAACTTCGCCAATGTCTATCATACTTCGTGATTATCAGAAAGAAATTGAAACCCAAATATATAAAAAGTGGAATGAAAAATCAAATCGCTTAGATGGGAATAAAAAAAGTATATTAGTTCAATCTCCAACGGGTTCAGGTAAGACCCGAATTTTCAGTGATATAGCAAATAAAGCAGAAAAAAAAGGATCAACTGTACTTATTCTTACACACAGAGAGGAATTATTGTCACAAACTGGAGGTTCTCTTGTTGAAATTGGACTATTCCCCTCACTTGTTACTAGAGATGTAAAACACCCACCTAAAGATAAATTAGTAGTAGGCATGATTGAGACAGTCATTAGACGATTAAAGCAACCAGAGTGGATTGAATGGTATAAGTCGGTAAACTTGGTTATAAATGATGAATGCTTTACAGCCGATACAGAATTACTGACAGAGAATGGGTTTATTAAATTCGATAGATTGGATAAATCTAAAAAAGTAGCTCAATTCGATAATGGAAATATTTCTTTTGTAAACCCTACGAGATACATACAGAAGGAGCATACAGGAGAAATGAGTATATTCCACGTTAAACACGGTATTGATGTTCCAATGACTTGCGGTCACGAACAGTTGTTGTATAGCCGTAAAAATGGGTACTATAAAAATAAAATATCAGAGATTAAATTCAATTATACAAAACTACTTCCTGTCTCTGGACTTTCTAATATTGAATGCGATGAATTGACTGATTTAGAAAGATTATATATAGCCACACAAGCCGATGGAAGTATGCATTACAAAGCAATAAACCATACTATAATAGCTTTTGCATTTAGTAAAAAAAGGAAAATTGATAGGTTTTTATCTCTATGCAAAAGCTGCGATATTGAGGTTGTAAAAGTAGAGTGTAATCACGGTGAAAGATACATGGCAAGAATGCCAATTGGAACAACTAAAGACATTAGAAATCACATTCCGTACCCAATGTCTGCTACTAAAGCAAAGCAAGTAATTGAAGAATGCGCTTTATGGGATGGTCATACTCCAAATAAAACAATGTTGTATTATTCATCTACAGATAAAACACAGGCAGACTTTTATAATTCTGTAGCCACACTTGCTGGATTTTGTTGTTTTATGTCTATTCAAAAAGATGATAGGCAGGAAAGATATAAAGATACGCACAGGCTATATATGCGTAGAGACATAATTCACAAGGCTACACAATTAATGTCTGTTAAAAAAGATAGTTACGATGGGATGGTTTATTGCGTAGAAGTTCCATCGGGAGCAATAGTTGTTAGGCATAATGGATTTACTTTTGTGTCTGGGAATTGTCATGAACAGCTATTCAATAGGATATTTGAAATTCCATTAACTAAAGAAAAGTTTGTATTAGGATTTACCGCAACTCCCGAAAGAAATGGCAAGCAAAGGCAGCTTAGTCAAGATTATGAGGATATAGTTATTGGATTAGACGTTCAGGAGCTAATTAATCTTGGCTATTTAGTACAGGACAAATACTACTCAATTCCTGTTGACATGAAAGGAGTTTCAGTCAGTAAAGGAGAGTATGACTCCTCGGAGATGTTCAACCGATACAATAAATCCGAACTTTATTCAGGAGTTATTGACAATTGGAAACGACTTTGCCCGAATACAATTACATTGGTTTTCTGTTGCAATATTCAGCATTCAATCAATACTTGTAAGGCATTCAACGATGCAGGAATAAAATCAAAGTTCATTGTATCAGATTTGGCAAAACCACAAGTTCCTGATGAAAAGGCAACTAAAGGAGATATTGCAAAATATAACATTAAAGTTTTGGAATATGAGAATTATTTAGTTAGCTTTGAATCCTTTTCCGGTAAAAGAAAAGATGTCATACAACAGTGGAAAGATGGCGAATTTTACATTTTAATAAATTCCGGAATAGCCACCACGGGTTTTGATCACCCACCTATTGAAACAGTAATAATAAACAGGGCTACAATGTCAAGTAACTTGCTTCAACAAATGGAAGGACGTGGTAGCCGTATCTTTAAAAACAAAACTCACTTTAACTTATTAGACTTTGGCGATAATTGTTCAAGACTTGGATATTATAGACAACAAAGAGAATGGTCATTAACTCACGAAGAATCAAAATCTACAGGTCAAGGAGTTGGTGCAGTAAAAGATTGTCCAAAATGCGGAGCTTTAATTCATGCTTCATCTCGAATATGTAAATACTGCGGCTATGTTTTCCCAATTACTCACGAACAAAAAATAGTTGATTTAGTCGAAATAAGTTACTCGGAGGCGGTAAAAAAACTTGAATCAATTAAAGATTACGAAATTTACTCGGAAGCAAAAGGGTATTCAAAAAATTGGCTATTTAGACAAGTGTTTATAAAATACGGGAAAGATGGATTGATTGAATATGCCAAGACTCATAATTTTCCACAGAATTGGGTATACATCCAAATTGCCCGTTACAATGCACAGGGATTAAGGAAATAAATAAAATCAATATTATGAACGTATTAAGTCTTTTCGATGGAATATCATGCGGTCAAATCGCATTAGAGAGAGCTGGAATTAAAGTAGATAATTATTATGCAAGCGAAATAAAAAAGTCAGCAATAGCTTGTACTCAATCAAATTATCCAAATACTAATCAATTAGGAGATGTAAGAAATATTCATTACACCAAGATCGGGATTGAGGTAGACTTAAATCCTGGACATACAAGATTTATTGAAAAAGATATTGATTTATTTATTGGAGGAAGTCCTTGCAAAGGGATAAGTACACTAAATCAAAAACAAGAGGGCTTACTCCATAAAGAAAGTATACTATTCTATGAATGGTTGAGAGTATTGAGAGAGATACAAGTAGAAAATCCAGATGTGAAATTTCTACTCGAAAATACGCATGGAAATAAAGTTGCAACAGATACAATAACGAGAGAATTAGGAGTTAACCCAATTTCTATAAATAGCCGACTCGTTTCTGCTCAAAATCGTCCACGATACTATTGGACTAATATAAAAAATATTTCTCAACCAATAGATAGAAATAAAACCACGATAGACGTATTTGATTTTAGTGGAGAATTAGTTGATGCGAATAGAATAAAATGGATAGAAAGTGAAAGTGGTAAAAAAAGCGTTGCGAGTGGATATACAAGAATAAATCCATATCCAAAAAGTGGATGCATAACTGCAAATGGACATAAAAAATGGAATGAAAATTATCTACTAAAAAACGGAGAGTACCGCTATCTGTCACAAAAAGAATTAGAATCATTACAAACATTGCCAATTGGATATACGAATTGTCTATCTTATGAAGATGCTTATGATTGTATTGGAGACGGTTGGACTGTCGATGTAATAGCTCACATATTCTCATTTTTAAACTAATTTCATCATGCCAAACTTAATCACTACCGCCAAGCAATATATTTCCCTCGGATACTCCGTCCTACCAATCAACAAAGAGCAAAAGCGACCATCAATAGAATCTTGGAAAAGACTTCAGAGCTTTATGCTCACGTCAGAAGAGGTTGACAGAGCATTCGATGGCGACTTCAATATCGCAATTATTTTTGGCAAGGTGAGTGGTAATTTCGAGTGCTTAGACTTTGATAATCACTTAAATACAGCATCAAATCTATTTTCTTGCTTTAAGTCAATAATTGACACTTTTAACTTGCCATACGAGACTACCCGTTCAGGTGGTTATCACGTTTTTTATCGTTGCGAAGAGCCGATCGAAGGCAGCCGAAAGTTAGCAATGGCTTACGACCCTGTGGCAGGTAGACCTACCGCACTAATTGAAACGAAAGGCGAAGGCGGTTATACTATTGTCAATCCATCCGATAATTATATAATGCAGGCTGGTTCTTTTTCAGAGATGCCAATTATTACTAAAGAAGAACGTGATTTTATTATCACTGAATGTCAAAAGTATAACGAAATAATTGAGAAAGAGTACGAACAGCCAGCAAGTGTTACCGAAACAAATAATTACGGAGTAGGTGATAAGGTAGGCGATAGATATAATTCATCTTCAGCAGCGGTCAATGAATGCAGGCAACTATTAATTCAAAACGGTTGGACATTTGCAAAGGACGGTATTAACTGCGCAAGACCTGATAAGAAATTATCAGATGGAATATCTGCAACGCTTGGAAAAGTAGTATCTCGTGCC